TTTTCGTGAGATTCCAGTTCCATTTGTACTTTTAGTTCTGGCTCTACACTCATTGGGCTATTTCCATTACAGTAATATAACTACAAGTTCTTGGGTCATAGCTTAATGTATCCCTATCTGCCTCTGAACGATTTATGAATGTGCCTTCAGTACCATCAGCCCTACAAGCAGTTTGAACTTTATAAGTGATTTGGCTAGTAGTGCTTGGACTATCTAAAATTTCAGTTGATATTCCCATCATTGCACCATCCATATCAGGTGGTTGGGAAAATGGAAGTGCCTCTAAAGGTCTATTTCCTGCTGTATCAGCTTTTCCTATTTCAGTGCTATCACGCATCACACGACTTTTTCCAACGAAGTGACCTGAATAACCAAATAATACAACTCTGACCAAAATTTTACTTAAAGATGACTTGGGAGTAATATTAACAGATAGCCCAATATCCGTAAAAGTTGTTGATGTAATATAAGATGTATCTGTTTTTGAACCTTGTAAAACTTGCAACACAGACCCAGAGGGCATCTTTGCATGAGGGAGAACACCTTGCCCTGTGTAATTTAATTTAGTTAGTGCCATTGTTTTATCCTCCTATGTAGCGTGTACAAGTTGTGCAAAGAAATATGATTTATTTGTATTGTCATGGATAACCATATCTTCATCAGAAGAAACAACCACATCCAAAACG